AGAGCTTGAGCTTTCGCAAACAAAATTTACATCGCGCTTGAGCCTTGTCCTGTCCCGCTTTATCGTGTCCCGCCATGTACATTGTTGTCCTGATCGATTGTTCCACAGGTTATGTGTGATGTTCCTCACGATGTCAGTCATAAGTCATTGGTGTTACGATGCCGCTTGTGGAACAGGACTAAGCATTATGTATATTGTAACAAGTGTAGGGGGGGAGGGGAGTGCGATTTGAGCTAGCGGGAAAAAGGTCGAGCGGTTCTTTTGCCAAACGAATAATTTTGAAATGGGGGCTTGACGGATTTGGTTTTTCGCGACAACATTGGAACATGAGTAGAAAAGGTGATATTCGATCTGACGGCAAAGTGTTTTTCGGAAAGAACAAGAACTGTATTGGCGGTGAATACTGGATGGAGATGGATCATTTTTTGAAAACCTGCGGTCAAAATTATTACGAAAAAAGAGACGCTTATCAAAAATACTTGATTGAAATGTTGAGAACAAAAGATGCTCGCGCTCTTGAAAAAAAAGAGAGACAAAGAGGATTTAGCCGTGAATGCATGGCGAGGAAAAGAAAAGAAAACCCAGAAAAATTTAGAGAGATAGATCGTAAATACAGGTCTAGCAGGAAAGATGACCCAATTTTTTTAGAGAGACAAAGGGGGGCGCGGCACCGGCATTACTATAAAATAAATGCAGAAAAAATAGCGAAGCGTAAGGAGGCCAAACAAGCTAAAGCAAATGAGGATGAAGCTAAACGCATTGAAAGAAACAAACGCTTGATCGAAAGAGCTAGAAAGAAAGAAGAAGCAGCAATGGTGAAGTCGTTACGTCCTAAGCGCATTGTGTTGACTGAGGAGCAAAGGAAAGAGGCTAAACGACAGGGAAAACGAAACTACAAGCATGTGCGTAGAGCGAGAATCAATAGTTGCGAGGTAAGGGCAACCCCGAAAATCATTGAGGAAGCCAGAAAGAGTGCTGGAGATCGTTGTTACTATTGTGGCAGGAAGAGCAAGCTTACCTTAGATCACTTTGTCCCATTAGCTAAAGGGGGTGATCATTGTGTCTCAAACTTGGTGTTTTCCTGCTCTTCGTGCAATTCCAGAAAGCGTGACTTAGACCCATTTGAGTTCATGGCTTCCAATGTTGCTATTAGTTTTTAACAAGTCCCCTTGACACGTTCCAATTTATTCCGCAGTGAATGTTCCTATGCGTGGAGATTCATATCAACTACAGGGTCAGATGGGTGCTATCACTGCTTCTGGTTCGCAGACTATTACTGGTAACTTTCGATGGGTGCTTGTTGCGGCTGATGCCGTGATTACGAGCATGACTGGGAATGTTCTTGGTGTTTCGGGTGCTAATCCAAACGTCTCACTTGCTGGCATTACGTTGCCTGCTGGTTTTGGCTTTGGTGGTATCATCACGAGCATCACGATCACTTCTGGCACTATCTTGGCTTACTCTCTGTAATGTCCCAATTTCGGTCAGTAGGTGGCCTAGACGATCCAATCAACGAAGACGTTGACCGTTTCTTCTTTGCCGTTAATCAGAGGCTTCAATTGAATCAGCTCCAAGAGGGTGAGGTTCGTGAGTCATTGAATGGTCGCATGGAGGGCTACTGGAAGCCCCGTAAGAACGTGGCTAAACTAACTGATGCCCTGACTACTGGACAGGTTCCGTTGCAGTTGCCGTTCTACCTGATTGATTCTGCCAAGACTATTTCCAATGTGACGATTCCTGCTACTGGGACTGTGCGCATTACCATTACGTCACATGGATTTGCTGCTGGCAGTTCTGGATGGGCTACTATTGCTGGACTGGATGCTTCGTTTAATGGGAGCTACCTGCTGACTTATTTCGATGCTAATACGCTAGACTACACGATTGCTGGGGTCACTACAGCCCCTACCGACAAGGTTGGGACACTGTCCCAGATGGTCATCAATGATGTGGCCAATGCCAATGTCAGAGCTTCCTGCTTATTCAGCGATCCAAACACAAACAACAAGGAGTTCATTATCGTCGCCATGGATACATTGGCCAAGAAGATTGATCTGGCCACACTAGAGGTCACAGACATTCCTTATCCAGCAGGTCGGTCACTGAGCAATGACGGTGAGATGATCCAGTTGTTCGACAAGGTAATGTTATTTAGAGACGGGCAGCAGGCACTTGAGTGGTTTCCTAATGGCAGGCCGATTCTTTCTGCTTCGTCTAATGGTACAGCGAGTCCAAATACTATTGTCACAATGAATGTGCGTGAGCATGGATTGCTCGTTGGAACCTCAGTGACGATTGCTGGACTTACTGGTGGAACTTCTCCAAATGGAACTTATGTTGTAGCTACAGTAGGATCACAGGATACTTTTACTTTCATTGCTTCTGGAATATCCACTGGAACAACATTCACTGTAACCAATGCAACCATGTCTGATGGTTTCACCCTATCGGCAGGTGGAGCATATACGCAACCTCAGATTTTTGTCGTTGCTGGTAATTATGTATCAGCAGCCTCAGGTTTGGTAACAGTTAGCTATGCAAGCCTTGGAAATACCACAATTGTAGCAAATGATATTATCGTCATATATGAATCAACTATACCAGAACTATCTGTATTAGTTGGTAAAGAATTTCAAGTGGTTTCAGCCAGTGCTACAGTTGTCACGTTCTACGCTCCAGTTGGGAATTTCACATCTGTAGGCAGTCAACAACTTGAATTTGGTGGACGTTTCAGCGTTGGTGGTGGGTTCATGCATCAACCTGCTGCTCCTTGGGGTGTTCACTTCCAGAGAAGGCTCTGGGTTCCGTATTACTACGACCAATCAGGGACATTTAATGCGCCAACGTACACCAGTAGAAAGATCACTGACGAGATCGCAGTATCAGACATTCTGGATACTACTACATTTGACCAGATCGAGAATCAATTTAGAGTAAGCGGTGGAACAGCAGACTATGTCGTAGGAATGCATGGATTCTATAATGACGCATTGGTTATTCTTAATCGAAATAGTCTGCACATTATTGAAGGGACTGCTGGAAGCCTTCTCGATACAAGAGTTAAAGAGCTTACATCAGAAATTGGATGCCTTGCCAGAAAGTCTGTGGTAATGCGTGGTAATACATTGATGTTCCTATCGGACGATGGTGTGTATTCTTTTGAGTTCCTGAATGACTACAACCTTCGCGGGTCTGAAGAGCCAATCTCAAAGAACATTCAACCCTATATTGATAGAATAAACAAAGACTTTGCTGATGAGGCAGTTGGTATTTTGTTTGATAATAGGTACTACCTTGCTGTGGCTCTTGATTCTGTTGTGGGGGCTAATGATGCTCGCGGAAATAACGCCGTGTTGGTGTACAACTTCAAGAATAAGGGCTGGGAATCACTAGATACCTACGGAGACTCTCGCTTTTTAATCAAAAACCTTCTCACTGGTGGTGCTGGAGTTAGAAACAACCTTTACGCAGTCACTCAGGATGGTGGATTACATCAAGTCGAGGCTGAAGAAAGCTCAGTCGACCGATTAAACGTGGCAAACGTAGGTGGATTGCTTGTTACCCCAACCATCAATGCGTCATTGACGACTCGTGGATACGATTTAAAGACCATGGAGCGCAAAAGGTTCACGGATGCTCAGATTACAATGCAGAATCTTGCCAATGATACTGGTGAGTACTCTATCTCCTTTGCCGCAGAAGACCCAGACAACGCTTCACTGATCGGAACTACCACTCAATTCTTGGGTGGGGTTGTATTGGCTCCTAGTTCTCCGAATGAAGCAGAAACAGCAAGCATTAGATGCAGACTGGCAGGCATTCGTGGTTATACTGGAACTCTTGTCTTGACAAGAACCATTGGTTCGCCAAAGATTAACTCAATCAAGGTCGCTGGAGCAGTGACAAACAGACAAATCATTTCACAGAAATAAAAACATGGGCGCAGTTGAAACAACTTATACATTCCAGGCTACTGATACGATTACAAGTACAAAGATGAACAACATCATTGATGAGACCATCATGACTGGTGAAGCCATCATTGGAACTACGCTTGCTATTGCTTCTAACAAACTTAAGGTTAATTCTCAGGGTATCACATCAAATGAATTGGCTGCAAATGCAGTATCATCCATTAAGATTGCTGCTGGTGCAGTGACGCCTGACAAGCTATCAACTGGTGGGCCTCAGTGGGGGGGTGATGCCACCAATTTGGGGCTTGGTGTCTCTGGTACATATTATTTCCAACTATCTCCGACTAGGGGTGGAGATGGGAGTGTTATAATTAGTCTGGGAGCTGCTGTGGGAAACAATAGCAGTGCATCAATAACAAGATCTAGCGGTACAAATGGTGAGCTATACATAAGCCAAGCTGGGTCTGGAAGCACGGTATTCGCTAATCCAAATTCGTCACCATTTTTCCAAGGGCCAAATGGATTCAGCTTTTACAAGGAT